GCGGTGGCCTATGCCAACCGCACAGGCATCCTCGAATCCACCCCGCCGCTAGAAGAGGTGGCCTGGCTGAACCTCAAGGCCTACCGCTGCGAATCCGATCAGGCCAACATCCTTCACGTCGCCGCAGTCCCTCGGTACAACCTCTTCGGTGTGCCGGCCGAAGTCGATGAACTAGAGGCTGGCCCGAACTCGGCCATGGCCTTCCCGGTCGATGCCCGCGCTGAGTTCACTGAACCCACCGGCACCAGCTATCAAGCCCGCTTCAGTGAGCTGGACCGCATCGAAAAGCAGATCGCAGAACTGGGCCTGGCTGCTGTACTCGGTCAGAACATGACCAACCAAGCTGCCGAATCCAAGGCGATTGAGCGCAGCCAAGGCGACGCCGCTCTCCAGGCGGTGGCCATCGGCCTGCAGAACCTGATCGACAGCTGCCTGCAGTTCCACGCCGCCTACCTGAACCTGCCCACCTCCGGCAGCAGCATGGTGAACAACGACTTCGTGGCCCGCACGCTGGAGCCTGCCCACGTCGCGGAGCTAATCAAGCTGCGCATGAACGGCGACATCACCCAAGAAACGCTGCTCATCCAGCTCGCTGACGGTGAGTGGCTCTACGACGACTTCAATGTGGATGCCGAGATTGAAGCCACGCAAGCGCAGCAAGCACAACGCTTGGATGCACAAGCCGCACAGCTTGATGCCAACCTCCAGCAGTTGAATTGAACCGCTAGCGAGCGCTAGTTATACTTTCAGCGATACGTCGTTTGTTGCTGTTTTGTCTGACGATCTCGATCAGCAAGAATCACCGAGCCAATCCTCGGTTGATGCTTCTGCGCTGCAGTCGAAGATTGAGTCCCTGATCCAGCACAACCAAAAGCTGGAGCGCCAACTTGGCCAGGCCAAAGACAAGCTGCGGGCACTGCCGGATGGTGTGGACGTTGATGGGCTGATCAAGTTCAAGCAGGAACACGAGCAGGCGCAGCTGGAGCAACAGGGCAAATACGCCGAAGCACGGCAAGCCCTTGAAGCGCAGTTCCGTGAGCGCGAATCACAACTGCAGCAGCGGCTGGAAGCCTTGGAAACTGAGAACCGCGAGCTGAAGCTGATTGGCCCTGCTGTCGCCGCACTGGCGGACACGGTGCACGACCCCGACGAGGTGATTCGCCTGAAGCTCAAGCCTGAGCAGATCGAACGCGAAGCCGATGGCACCGTCGTGGTGGTCGATGGCTATCAGCGCACGCCCATCAACGACTGGGCACGCACCAGCCTGCCGCAATACCGCCTCAAGGCACCTAAGCCCCAAGGCACAGGCGCACCGGTTGGTCGATCTGGTGGCGGTGCTGAGCTACCGGCTGGCAGCAAGAACCCCTTTAGTCGGGAGCACTACAACCTCACCGAACAGGCTCGCATCTACAAGACCGATCCTGAGTTGTACGCACGCCTCAAAGCCGCTGCTGGTAAGTAACACGCAACGGAATACTTACAGGTAACGGGTAGCTGTTGGCGCCCTGAATGGCTGTTGGCCGCCTTTGTAAACCCCCAACCTGGAGAACACCATGGCTGCCACTGTGCGGTCTGATGTGGTCATCCCCGAGATTTTTACCCCCTATCTCGAAGAGGCCACTACCCTTCAAAACGCTTTCATCGCTTCTGGCGTTGTTCAGCCCCTCGCTGCCCTCAACGGTGGTGACGGTGGCGACTACGTGAACGTGCCCTTCTGGGATGCCAACCTGAGCGGCGATGCTGAAGTCCTGAGCGACTCCGGCAGCCTCACTCCTGGCAACATCACCGCCGACAAGCAGCGCGGTGTGTTCCTGCATCGCGGCCGTGCGTGGGGTGTTCGGGAATTGGCCAAGCTGGCTTCCGGCGATGACCCGATGCAGGCCATCGGCAACAAAGTGGCCTCCTACATCGCCTTCCAGCAGCAAAAGGATCTGCTGGCCAGCCTCGCTGGTGTGTTCGGTGCTGTCGGTTCCGCTAACACCGGTGCTGCCTTCATCGACCTGACCTTTGATGCCGGTGGTTCGGGTGAAACTCCCCTCACCGCCCGTCACGTGGCCAAGGCTCGCGCACTGCTAGGCGATCAGGGCGACAAGCTCTCCGCTATCTGCATGCACTCCGCCGTCTACTACGACCTGGTGGAGCGCCGCGCCATCGACTACGTGACCGCTGCTGAAGCTCGCGCTACCGCTGCTGCTTCCAACGCTGCCACCCCCGATGTGTTCGGTGGTTCTGTGGCTGCTGCGTTCACCGCTGATGCCAGCGTGCCCTTCTTCATGGGCATGCGCGTGATCGTCTCCGACGATGTGCAGACTTCCGGTTCTGGCTCCAGCAAGAAGTACGCCACCTACTTCTTCACCCCTGGCGCTGTGGCCTCTGGCGAACAGCAGGGTCTGAAGACCGAAGTGGACCGCGACATCCTCGCGCTGGCTGACTACATGGCCGTGTCCTGGCACAACTGCTACCACCCCATGGGTTCGCAGTATCAAACTGCCGGCGGTGCTAACCCCAGCCAGGCCACTCTCGCCACCATCACCAACTGGACCAAGGTCTACGAGACCAAGAACATCGGTATCGTTCGCGGCACCGTTACTTCCAACTTCGACTGAGGTTGAACGATGGGACTAACAGGTTTCAACCTGGCCCGTCGTGAAGAAGAGGAGGCTGCTTCGGCAGCCTCTGTTCCTTCCGAGCCAGCAGTGTGTGAGGCCCCGGTGCCTCAAGCAGAAACACCCAAGCGTGGTCGTAAGAAGGCCGAGGAGGAATCCTGATGGCCGTCTTCCCTTCCACTGAACAGGTGGGTGGTGCTGGTCAAGTTGGCTTTGAGCTGATCACTGACACCAGTGCTCACACCGGGCGGTTCTTCCGCCTCTATGCCCTCGAAGCCACCGTGATCAACACGGCCACGGTGCAGAACGCTTCCGGCAACACCTTCTCCGCTGTGCCGATTCCGGCCGGTGGTGCCATTGATGGGTTGTTCACTTCGGTGACGCTCACCAGCGGCAAGGTCGTGGCCTACAAGCTCTGATGGCGACCAAAGCAAAGGCGGGCAGTAGTGCTCGCCTTTTTCAGTCTCCGCCCAAGCGCACGCGCCAAGGGCAGGGCAAACGCAGTCGCCCTAACCATGGACGCAAGAAGCTAAGGGGCCAAGGCCGTGGCTGATCTCTCCCAGCAGATTGAGGTGTTCCTCCGCAATGCGTTGCGGCAGCGCAAGCTGGAAGATCGCCTGATCCGTCAGGCACTGCGTGATCTGCGCAGCACCTTGGCTGCGGTGGAGAGAGTCGTGGGTGGCTCTGGTGTGCTGGCGGTTGGCGTCAACCGTGAGCGCACCATTGCCGCAATCACCACTGCTGTGGCCAAGAGCGTGCAGGACTCCTTTGGCGTGCCGCAGCTGGCGGCCTTGCAGGAGGCCTTGGCCCCGTTTGTGGAGCAGCAGCTGGACTATGCGCGGCGGCTGGTCTTTATGGCCGGCGGGAACCTCACGGCAGAAGGCGCCGGTCAGCTCAGCCAAGTGCAGGTGCAGCGCCTGGTGAACGATGCCGTCGTGGGCGGCAAAACCCTCAGCACGCAGCTCACCCAAGCTCTGCCGGCCACCGTCGCGGATCGCGTAGAGCGCTTCATCCGCCTCGGCCTATCGGACATCGGTGGTGAGACGTTTGCCACCTATCAGAACGCCGTGGTGCGCGTCACCGAGAACAACGTCGAAGCCATCGTGCGCACCGCCGTCAATGAGGTGGGCAGTGCCGCACAACAAGCGATCTACCAATACGAAGCTGACCCGGACTGGCTGGATGCCGAGGGCTTGGTGTGGACCGCCCTGCTGGACAGCCAAGTGTGTCCGATCTGCCTAAAGCTGGACGGCAAGCGCTTCCCGCCGGACTACCAGAAGGTTTCACCTCACCTGCAGTGCGTTCTAGGCGACACCGAGATCGAGCCCGGCATCATTGCCGCCGGCATGCGGAGCCACTACACCGGCAACGTCGTCACCATTTGCACGGACGGCAACCGGGTGTTGTCGGTTACCGAGAACCATCCAGTGCTCACCAGCCAAGGATGGAAGCCGGCCAAGCTGCTCCAAGAGGGTGATCAGCTCATTGGTCGCCAGATCAAAGGGGCAGCGGTTGTCAACCCAGAACTCAACCAGCGCCCAGTCACGGCTGAACAGCTGTTCACGCTTTTGGCTGAGCAATCGTCGATGGAAGGGCGTTGCGTGCCAGCCTCCGCCATGGATTTCCACGGCGATGGGGCCGGGATGCACAGCAATGTCGACATTGCATGTGTGAACTGGGAACTGCTGCTCAACGCTGAAGCCGTGTGCCCGCAGCACTTGCGCGATGCGCTGTTCGTTGTGGCTAATGCGCAGCTGGCGGCGGTAGACGACCTCGGCCCGCTTGATGCGCTCCTGCTCGCTATGCACGCGACCGCGACAGGCTTCATTGGCGGCAGCGACTTGGTTGCGACGCTGCTCGGCGGTCATTTGGCTCCACTTGAGGGCCTCGGCCTCGCTTTGGCTGCGCGGCGTGACCCCAGCTTTGATGAGCCGTTGGCGTATGCAGGTCCGGGACACGCCAAGTTGAAGAGCGACCTGGTTTTCGCTCATGCCAGATCGGTAGAGGTTGACTACGGCGGTGTAGTCAATGACGTTGCGATTGGAACGCAAAGGCACGCCGGCACGAAGCAGACAGTTGCGGATGGCCTTGGCGCTAACGCCAAGCTCCTGCGAGAGCTTGTTAGCGCTAATCCCGCTGAGGTAGCGATTGACAACGTGGTCGGCGTCCAGATTGAGGCGAGGCATAGCGTTCCCGTGTACGACTTCTCTACTCTTAGTGGAGCGTATTTTGCTTCTGGTATTTTAACTCACAACTGCCGCTGCAGCCTTGTGCCGTGGAAATGGCGCAACGAGGATATGCGTGATCCCAACGGCAACCCCGTGGCACCCCGGCGCCTTGCTGATGGTGATGGCCCAGAGCAACCACTCGACTTCAAGGTGGCCGCCAAGCAGTGGGTCAAAGACAACCCTCAGACCGCTCAGGCGATCTTTGGCAAGAAGCTGGGCCAGCGCCTCGTGGACGGGGAGATCAGCTTTGACAAGGCCGTGAAGCAGTGGGCTGCTCCAAAGGCAAGTTAGTGCTAAGGGTGCGTTGCTATGACCGTCACTGTTGTTGCCACTGTCGGCTCGGCTTCGGCCAATAGCTACATCAGCGTGGCCACTGGTGATGATCTCGCCAACCTCTACCTCGGCACGCTGAATTGGACTTCAGCCAGCACCGATAACAAAGGTCGGGCGCTGATCATGGCGACCCGCTACCTCGATGAGCTGCGCTACATCGGCGAGAAGGCCTCCACCACGCAAGCGCTGGCCTGGCCTCGCAGTGATGCAGCCTGCGGTGATTGGAACTTCACCACCAGCGAAATCCCGCAGCCGATCAAGCAGGCCACCTTTGATCTGGCTGAGGCCTTGCTGGGCGACAGCACTCTGCTGACCGTTGCAGGCGCAGGCAGCACTGAGCTGATCCCTGGCATCCCCAATGCCAACCTCAAGCGTGCCCGCGTGGACGTGATTGATGTGGAGTTCAACAGCGTGCAGCAAGCCGAAAGCAAAAACGCCTTGAACGTCGTGCCACACCTCAAGCAGGTGCTCGGTTGTCTGTGCTTAAGCAAGGCATCATCTTCTGTTGGGGCTGTCCAAGTCTTGCGAAGTTAGACTGCATGTATGCGCATCGCTGAAGGCCAACTTTCATTCTTCAGCACTCCGGCTGAACCGGAGAAAAAGCGCGTTGAGCATCATCTCGCCAAGCCGTTCACCAGAGAAGAGCAGCGTCGCTTTGGGCGGATGTATGCCGAGAACATTGGCCTGATCCGCATGTTCGGCGGGAAACTGTGCCGCAAGTATCGGCACTGCATGGCCACCGAAGACATCTTCTCCTGCGTGGACATCGCTTTTCTCAAGGCGTGCCGTGCGCATGACCCCGAGCGGGGGAAGCTGAGCACCATCTTCTGGACGTTTGCCCAAGGCGAGTGCCTGCACTTCCTACGCGGCAGCAACTGGACCATCAAGGCCACGCACAAAGCGCGTCTCTTGGGCAATAGCGCTAGGAAGCTGATGGCGCTTGGCTGGACCTCGCTAGCGGTATGCAAGGAGCTGGGCTGCACCAAGACCGAGCTGAAGGATGCGCTGCTGGCCACCGCTGGCGTTGCCCATGACGTGAAGGGCTTTGATCTGCACGTTTGCCCGCGTCCAACACCGTGGGAGGTGCTGGAAGCTGAAGAAGATCGTTTAGCGGCAAGTTAGGGCTACAAGCCACAGGAACGATCATGGCCACCGGTGCCTTCTTCGCGGCCCTTGGGTATCGCTTCTATGTGAAGGCTGGCACCACGGCCTCCACCAACCCAACCGCTTCTACGGGCATGACTGAGATTCTCAGTCTGACCAACGCAGGAATCCAGGGCAGTAGCTCCACCAC